GAGCAAGTGGAGAGGGTGGAGGGGATTATTGACACCTGTCCAATTGTTTTGGCATTGGATAAAAGATTAGAATGTGACGGTTGCCGTACCGATAGGATGTGTTTTGGGTACTGTAAGCATAAAATTAAAAACATACAAAACTCCCAATGGCGAGCGTTGATTGTGGGGAGAGTAACGAGTGTAGAAAAATGTATTAAACCTATAGTTGAAAAAATATGGCAAGAGGGCTTTGATGGCTATAACAATGTAGATAAGAATATTGTTGAGTTATCAACTGTAATTTGTAGCCTATTTTTGGGGGAAAAAGATGTTTAAAGACACTGACAACGGTAAGACTTGTTTTAATAGGTGTGGGGATTGTGAACACAGTGATAATTTTACACAAGATAGACTAGCCCGCTGGTGCAAATTTTTAAAGTGCTGGACATATATCAATCGTGATACGAGCGAGTGTAAAGGATTTAAACCAAAGGAGGCATAGGGATGAGCGCAAAAATAAAACAAAATAGGTTTTTGCAGTTGAAAAAAATTTCAGATACTAAGCGGTCAGAAATAGTCAAACAGGTGAACGAACTTTGGCGCAAGCACATTGATGAGGCGGATATTGGCGAAGCTTTGGTGGAGTGCTGCAAGAAGTGTAGAACATGTTTCGCTTTTGCGCAAAGTGGTTGTGGTGTTTGTACCAAATCGCTTAATGCAATTAAACGTTATTTAAAAGGCGAGAGCCAGGGGGGATAGGGATGATATTAAAAAAGATTGTTTTTTCGATGATCGTATTGTTCTTGGTCGGGTGTAAGCCGGCAGATGATGGCATGGTAGAGATAAAACTGCCGTGCGAAAAAACAAAATCTTGCGTACAAGTGCTACTGCGAGATATGCAAAGAGGTAACTAATGAATAAGGTAATAAAATTCCGGGTAATTGTGGATTACCGCAGCGGGAAGAGGTTTAATTATTGCGCCTTGACGCGCGACAGCCGGACGGATAACGGGTTATTTAAGTTAAAGAATTTAAAGGGTAGTTGTTTATTAAACAAACCAAAGGATAAGCAGTAAAGGGGGTATCTTGGGTAAAACTAAAAAGTTTGTGTTAAATAAAAATTGGAAGAAATTATGCACGGACAATTTAGGACTTGTTTACCATGCCGGAGCGCCATTCATGAATCAAGGCATTGAGCGCGATGATATCATCGGCGAGGGTATGATCGGTTTAGTCTATGCGGCTAAAAGATTTGATCCAAAAAAAGGTTTTGAGTTTTCAACTTATGCTTGTTGGTGCATACAGGGAGCAATCAAGAAAGCCATTTGCAACAAGTGGCAAAAGATACGAATACCAGAAAATAAGTTTTTCCAAGAAGATAGGAAATTGCCTTTCGTGATGTCTTTACAACAGCCGTTAAGGGACCATGGAGGTTTAACCATTCAAGATACTATTCCCGGCGTAGACAAACAAGATGAAATGATCGGGGATATCACGATTGACGACATCATGCGTAATTGGGATCTTACCGGGGTAGAGAAGAAGATACTCAAAGACGCCGTAAACGGCATCAGGCTGGCCCCTACTGGTGTTGTTCTCGGCATAAGCGGCGAGAGGGTAAGACAAATACGGTTGAAGATCAGGGGTAAATTACAAAAAGTAAAGAATGAATTGATGGGTGGGGTTAAGTAAGGGTATTTAACCAAGGGAGGAAACATGACAGAAACAATGACACGTCAAGATATTGAAGCAAAGGTTATCGAGCTATGCAAAGAGCAATACCCAAAAACATTGCCGACATTACATAGCGATCTGATTAATGATCTGGGGTTTGACTCTATGGATATCATTGAGTTAGTTTTTGCGATCGAGGAGGATTTTGATATTGGAGTTCCTGATGATATCGGTGAAAGCTGGAATACCGTAGAAGATATTGTTAAATGGTTGTTAACGTGTGACAGTTTGATTTTAACTCAAAAAAGGTAATACTTAATTATGGATAAGAAATTAAAAATCAATGGGGAAGATTACGGAGAGTCACCGGCTAAAGAATACATAGATAATATCGTAGCGCGCGTGATCGCGGGTGAGGCTGGGGGCGAGGGCGAGATCGGGATGCGGGCGGTAGCGTGTGTTATTATGAATCGTTGCAGGCAAAGGAATAAAACCCCGAAAGAAGTAGTTACAGCCCCGAAACAGTTTAGCTGCTTGGCATTGCCTGAAATGATGGAGCGTAATTATCAAGATGTAAAAGCTATAGCGGATGAACTTGCGAGAGCTATAGAGTTCAGCGTCAATGCCAGTATAGCTTGTAAATTACCGTTAGATATCCTGGGTCTTGAAGATATCACTTTCGGGGCAACTAATTATGTTACCCATGATCTTTATTATGCTAAGGTTCACGCTGCATGGATAGACAAAATGGAAGTTACGAAGGTAATTGGTAGGCATGTGTTTATGAAAGAGAGGGCTTAATATGATTAAAATAAAATTTGATAATATGGCAAAGTTTATATTAAAAAATAAAGATAAGGGTGTTATAGATAGATTGGTAAAATTTTATGTAAAACTTTTTAATGACAATCCAGACTTACAAGAGTTTTCGGCAGATGATTTAAAAGTTGAAAGGGCGGCATGAAAAGAACTTTTTTTCAAAGTGTAAAAAATTTAGCGCCTGAAGGATATTTCGATAAGGTTGGGTCGAAGAGTATATCACTTAAAGCCGGTGAAGATATAAACAAAGGCGAGTTGTTGATATTAAAGAGAGGAAAAGTGTTCAAAATAAAAGACCCGTCAAGCAAACAAATTTCTAAAATGGCCAAAGAATATCTTGAAGCGTATACCAAAAAAATAATAGATAACTTTAATACTAGTGTTAAGCGTACCGTAAAGCCGGATAATTTTTATTATAAGGGCAAGAAGAATTGGTTGCCGGATAATGTTGCCAAGGCGATAAATTGACGTTAAACCATGTAGATGTTTTATGGAAACTAAAGTTGGATAATATGGCAAATGAATTAACCCCAGAAACAACAGAGCGCACAGACGGTAAGCTTAATCTTAGGCAACAGATGTTTTGTCTTGAGTATGTTATCGACTTTAACGGCACAAAGGCAGCGGAGAGAGCAGGTTATAGCCAAGACACAGCGGCAGAGCAAGCCTCACGCTTGTTAACCAATGTTAAGATTAGCGATGAAGTGGCTCGTTTAATGGACGATAAGATATCGCGCGCCAAGGCTACGGCTGACACGGTGCTTGCTAATATATATAAAATATCCGAGGTAGATGTTGGAGATGCTTTCGATGAAAACGGCGCTCTTTTAGCAATAAGACAAATACCCAAAGACTTAAGAAAAATAATATCCAGTATCGAAACTTTTGAAGAGTTTGCCGAAGTAGGCGGGAAAAAAGTATTGGTTGGCTACACTCGCAAAGTCAAGCTTTGGAGTAAAGACAAGGCTCTTGAATTACTTGCCAAACATCATAAGCTTATAACCGAAAAGCATGAAGTAGCGGGAGCTGACGGCAAAGATCTTACCCTAAAAGTAATCTTCGAGGAATCCGAAAAAACAACGCCAAATGGAAATACGAGCAACTAACGTTCTTCGTCGCAATCTTGCTGCTCTTGCTGATCTTAAAAGAGCATGCCCCAATGAAAAAGCTATAATAGTAAACCAAGGCGGAGCGCGATCAAGCAAAACATACAGTTTAGCCCAGAAGCACATCATTAATATGCTTGGTACCACAGGGGAGGTATTAACAATAGCCCGTAAAACATTCCCGGCTTTGCGGGTATCTGCTATGCGTGATTTTTTTGATATCTTGGGAGGTATTGGCCAGTATAACGAAAAATATCACGATAAGACTCACAACGAATATCATCTGCATGGCAACCTTGTGGAATTTATAGGCGCTGATCAGCCGCAGAAAATGCGCGGCAGAAAGCGCACCCGTCTTTGGCTTAATGAAGCGAATGAGTTTACTTGGGAAGATTACGTACAGATGGAAATGCGTACCGAGGAGAGCGTTGATCTTGATTTTAATCCATCCGATGATTACCATTGGATTTACGAAAAGATATTATTATTGCCTAACCACCGATTTATAAAGTCTACTTATCTTGATAACTTAAAGCATTTGCCGCCGGGCATGGTTAAATCTATTGAGTCACTTAAAGGCACAGATGAAACACTATGGCGCATTTACGGTCTTGGAGAAAAAGGGCAATCAAAATCTTTGATATACCACAATTGGGATATTATTGATTATTTTCCCGAGTATGTTGACGAAGAGATTTACGGCATAGACTTTGGTTACAATAACCCAGCGGTAATTTTACGCATAGGGATAAAAGATCAGCTGGATGCTTACGTTGAAGAAGTGCTTTATGAATCACATCTTACTAACCAACAGCTTATTGAAAAAATGCTGACACTAGACCCGCTCAAACGTAATAAGTATCGTGCCGATTGCGAAGATCCCGGACGTATAAAAGAAATATCCGACGCCGGGTTTGACATCGAGCCGTGCTTAAAGGGCAAGGGAAGTGTAAAGAATGGTATTGATACAGCCAAGCGGTTTAAAATACATGTTACCAAGGGAAGCCCAAACACTATAAAAGAGTTGAGAAATTACAAATGGAAAGAGGATAAAGACGGGCGTATTGTCGATGGTGAGCCGATAAAGTTTATGGACCACGCAATGGACGCGCTAAGGTATGTTTTGGATTACTTCTTCAATAAAGCAGTTGGTATTCTCGATGTTTTTAGTAGTTAGCTTTTGAAATATATCATAAATCGGTATACTTCAGCATGGCAAAAAAGATTGACCCCGCAATACTACAATTCGCTGAAGGATATAAGGCGGCCTTGAAAGAGAGAGCTAAAAAACCGAAACGATTAGATAACGCATCCGGCCTTAACGATATCATGTTCGGCAGCTTATTCGGCAATGGCTCACAATCCACAGAGTTATCACAATATACAACGTTAGGCAATTCGGCAGGGTATAGCTTAATCACTCGTAATTGGGTTATGCTTTCATATCTTTATGCAACCAATGGCATCATCCAAACAATCATAGATGTGCCGGTAGAGGATGCCTTACGCGGGGGCTTAACCTTCAAATCTAAACAACTATCGTCCGAAGAGTTAGAAGAACTAGATAAATACATGACCCGGCGTAAATATTATCAAGCCATCAAACAGGCCCGCAAGTGGGCGCGCTTATTCGGCGGATCTGGGGTTATAGTCAATCTTGATGATAATGCAGAGAACCCGTTGAACATCGCCGCGATAAAAGAAAGTCAAAAGCTTAAACTTCTTGCCATTGATAGGTGGGAATTAGTACCAAGCGGGGATATGTATACTTACGTTCAATCAAGCGAGGATTATTTCGCTCAATCGATAAAAGGGATAAAAGTACACAAGAGCCGCGTTTATCGTATGGGCGGCAAAGAAACCACATCATTAGTTCGCCGACAGTTGCAGGGGTGGGGTATATCATCGATTGAACACCTTGTGCGCAATTTGAATAACTACTCGAAATATCAAGAGGCTATTTACGAATTAATCGACGAAGTGAAAACCGATATCCTCAAGATCACCGGCTACAATAAATCTCTTTTATCTAAAACAAAAGCCGGAGCAGTAAACCAAGCGATCAACCTTGTTTCCAACATGAAGAATTATAAAGGCGTGATCGCTATGGATATGCAAGACGATTACGAACAAAAGCAAATATCTTTTTCCGGCTTGCCCGAACTAGATAAGCAAAACATGGTACACGTTGCCAGTGATGCCAAGATGCCTATGACTAAACTTTACGGCCTGTCAGCCGCAGGGTTTAATGCCGGTGAAGATGATATTGAAAATTACAACGCTATGGTAGAAGGTGAAGAGCGCGCGGCAATCGACGAAAGCCTAGAAATGATAATGCCTATTATTTGCATGGTTAAATTCGGCACAGTCATCGATGATCTTTCTTGGTCGTTTAAACCATTACGCGTTATGAGCGCAGAACAAGAAGAAAACATTAAGACACAAAAGCAAATGCGCATCGATGCTCAATTTAATAAAGGGCTTTATACCGGAATAGAATACGCTAAGGCATTAAGGCAAGAAGGCTTGATTGTTATAGAAACAGAAGTTGAAAAGGGAACGAGAGAATTAGAGCCGCCGGATAATTTCAACCAAGATATTCTACCAGATAAAACCAAATGAAATTCTTAAAACGCGTTAAGGCAAAACAGTCATACGCAGAAGAAATAGAAAAGATAATCAAAAATCATTTTTATGAAAGCATCTTCAAGCCCCTTATAGATATCTTAAATATTCCCAACATAGAAACTTTAAACAACGCGGCTGCCGCCTTCAGACCCATGCCCAAAGCACTTACTTATGCCATAAACAGAGGGCGTATATGGTACGCAGACGGCGGCTTCGTTGGAACTTTTAGCGCTCAAATAACGGCAGAGCTTAAATCTATGGGGGCTAAATACGACGTAAAGAAAAACATCTTTAAGATAGAACGCAATATATTGCCGATAGATATTCGTTCTGCCTTAGCTTCTAGAGGATTAAAAGAGCAAGAAAAAGCTCAAAAAGCAATGAGGTATATGGACGCGTTAAAAGGCAGAGAAGATATTAATTTTAGAGATAAAGTCGGTGAGATCATAAGCGACATAGAGAGCAAGATAAAAGCGAATATCCCTGAAGGGTTAGCCATACCGTTTGAGTTATCGCCTTACGCTAGAGAGCGCATCAAAGATCAATACACTTACAATCTAAATCTTTATATCCAAAAATGGCAACAAGAAGAGATCGAAACATTAAGGCTTAAAGTCGAAAAGAATGTTGCCTCTGGCTTCAGGGCTGAAAGTTTGCAAAAGGATATACAGCATCAATACGGAGTGTCCGCGCGCAAGGCTAAATTTTTGGCAAGGCAAGAAACCCAATTACTAACAGCCAAATATTCACAAGCAAGATATCAAGAGGCAGGTTTGACAAAATATCGTTGGCGCACTATGGGCGATAGGCGTGTAAGAGATAGTCACAGGGCATTAAACCGTAGGATATTTTCTTTTGATAACCCGCCGATAGTGGATTCGGCAACTGGCGCGCGCGCGAATCCTTCAGAATATTTTAATTGCCGGTGCTGGGCCGAGGTTCTTGTCAAATGAAAGTTGAAATGAAAAGCACTAAAAACTTTGAATGGTTTATCAGCGAATTAGCTGAATACATTAAAGCAGGGTTTACCGGTTGTGTCGAAGTCCACATGCACAAGGGAGGGATTGGCTCGATCAAGGAGATCAAAGTCAAAAAACCGCCCGAAGAAAAGGAGTAACTATGAGCGAAGAAAAGACAAAAGTACCGCCACAGATACCAGGGGAAGGACAACCGCCATTGCCGCCAGAGCCGCCAAAGGACGACCAGGCTAAACCTAATCCCGATAACAAACCCGATCTTATTATCGCCGTCATGGTGAAAAATGGTCAAGTCATGGTGCAAGCCCCGATGAATACCGAAGCCGATAAAGACAAAGTCCAGAAAGTTTTGCTAGATGCTATGCGCGCGGTAATTGATTATAAGCCAGCGCCGATAATAACCCCAAAGGGTAATTTTATACAAAACCTTAAAAGATTTAAGCGATAGAGTTGTTTTTTATTTAGATATTAAGCATACTTAATTGCGAAAAAGGGAAAGTACTGAAAAGCTACTCCCGGTGATCGGAATAATCCGATTGCCGGGAGTTTTTTTATTTTATGAAAGTAAAAGAAATAAATTCATCAAAAATCTATCGAAACGTACCGTTTTTAGAGCCGGGCCTTGTGTCGTACGAAAACGAAGACAAGGGCATTTGGCTCTATCGTAAAGAGGTTATCGATTCTTTGGTGCAATCCCTAGAAGGCAAGTCAATAACGATCAACCATATCCCCGATGAAGATAACGACGGGACAAAGACTGATGCTTACGGCGTAGTAACAAGTATCCGCATGATGGACGATAGCGGGAAATATTGTTGCGATATCGCTGTCTGGGATAAGAGCGCACAGGATCTTTGCGATAAAGGCTTTGGCGTGTCCGTGGGCCTTGGCGATCTCACCTATGACGATAAGGGCGGCAAGTGGCATGGCATTGATTATGACGCTGAACTTGTGAACGCCGTATGTACCCATTTAGCACTTACAGACAAACCACGCCTTGAAGAAATGAGAGTTTTAGTTAACTCCAAAGAAGCAAGGTTATATAACTCAAAGGAGGGAATCGAGATGTTTAAGTTGTTTAAAAAGAAACTCGAAAACTCTGCTGAAGAAAGCCAGATCATAACCTTTAACGGCAAGACGTATAACGTTGCCGAAATGGTTAAGGTTTTTGAAGCGGAGCAGGCAGAAAAGGCGGCTATGACAGCCCAAGAGTCCGGTCAGGACATTGGCGCAGACGGCACGGTGAAGCAAGGCGATAAAGATTATAAGGTCATGGATCTCATAAAAGCCGCCGATGCTGCCGAGCAGAAAAAAGCAGACGATAAGAAAGCCGCCGATGATAAGGATGCCGAGGACAAGAAAAAAGAAAAACTCGATAACGCTTCCGACGATGAAAAGGCAGCTGCCGCCGCTAAGGAAAAGAAAGATGCTGACGACAAAGCCGCCGACGATAAAAAGAAAGCCGAAAAGTTAGACAACGCCAACAAGGACGACAAAGAAAAAAGCACATTCCAAATGCTCAATAACGCTTTCGAGAACGCAGAAGAAGTTAAAGACTTTGCCCCTAATACAGTTACGGAACGTATTAAAAGAGGCAAAGATTATTTTAAAAAAGCGCGTGAGAACGCGGGTAAGTAACAGGAGGTAATCAACATGTCTATTTATGACCAAATGAACGCAAGTTCGATGAAGCACGTAAAAGGCGGCGAAACCGGGATGATGAGTCCGAATACATGGCCGGTAGTAGTTGACCCTGCTTCGATTGCAACGCTTGTCGCTGGTGATGCCGTATATATTACCGGGGCAGAAGGTGGCGTTATCTATGTAGATAAATGCACTTTATCTACGCATAAACCTTTCGGTTATGTTTTCGCATCTCGTAAAGATTCTTCTTTCACTGCCAGTATGGCTTTAGAGGTCGCAAGCGACTTAAGCGTGATCTATGCCGAAGCAGGAGCAGCAATCACAGCTGGTGCGGATTTAATGTCCGTTGTTACTGGTAGCAAGGTTATCACTGCCGACGGTTCTTTGCCGATTTCTGCTATGGCTCTTGACGATGCGGCCGCACCTGGCGTTCTTATCCGCATATTGGTACGCGCTGGATGGAGTTTAACGACTCCAACGTTTACCGCTGCAACTATCCTTGGCACTCTTGCCGTAGGTGGTCGGGTATCTGGTCCAGCATCGGGTTATGGTTTGTTTTCAAAAAGAGTACGTTTAACGATCGCTGAAGTCAATGACGGAGCAACATTGTTAGATGCGGTTACTGGCCTCAAGCATCGTTTAGTCGATTATAAGATCATCCCGATAGGCGCCGCAGTTACTTCGAGTGCTGCAACCGGCGTAGCGATTTACGGTACACAATCAGCGACAGAAGTCGCTTTGGCGGCGGTGTTAAAAGCACAGTTGACACAGAGTGCGGTTAATACTCCGATTACCGCAAGCGTTGTAAGTCTTGCAGATGGCGCGAGTTTTGTCGCTAACGATGCGGCAACAGCAATCACTTGCAAATCTACCAGTGCGGGAGCGTCCGATTTAGCAGGGGCTACTCATATTGATTTCGATTTAACCTACGCAGTAGAAGCATAAGGAGGGTAATTAAGATGTTGCAGACAAAGAAAGGTTTGAGCTGGCTGAAAAATGCCAACGGTGATATCGACCAAAGTAGTGAAGGTTACAACGTAGCGATTACGTCGTTAACTTACATTCGCAAAAAAGTCGTTGATCAGGTTTTTTACGAGATTCCGATCGAAGAGTTTATCCCTATCGCTATCGGCGAAGGTGCTTATTCTGAAAGCATTGTTACCTATGGTCAGGTGTCACATGGTGGAGATTTTGAATCCGGCATCGTGAATACCGGCGCAGATAACGCTCGCTTGCAGACCGTTGATACTGGCGTTGTGAAGTTTACCGCAGCGGTAGCGGACTGGATGAAAGGTTTCAACTACACCAAGTTTGATGTAGAAAAGGCGCTTTTGGCCGGTAATTGGGATATCATCGCGGCAAAAGCCAAGGCATTGAAAAAGAATTTCGATCTTGGCTTGCAAGAATTGGCATTTTTGGGCGGTAAGGGTATCGGCGCGACATTGTTTCCCGGGTTGTTGAATAACGGCAACGTTAACAGCAACATTTCTTTGATCACCGAAGATATCTCAACTATGAGCGCGGCTGAGTTAGATACTTTGGCGGCTGGGTTGCTCGAATCGTATCGCTCGAATAACAACCGGACATTATACCCTACTCATTGGGCTATGCCTGAAGATGTGTATAACGGCTTAAGCCGGTTTACGGATGTTGCTTTCGGTTTACGTTCGCGCTTGGCTTATCTCGAAGAAGCTTTTAAGGGTAAAGGTCACTCGATCACTATTTACCCGGTTAAGTATGGCATGAGTGCCAACAACTCTTTGGGGTTGACACGGCATTGCTTGTACAACAAAGAAGAGGATAACCTGATCTTGGAAATCCCGCTTAACTTTGTTTTAAGCGCGCCTGGTACTGCAAACAACGTTACCTTCCAACAGGTAGCAATGGCGCAGTTTACCGGCGTATTGATGCCAAGACCGTTAGCGGCTTTGTATTTCGATTATTAAAAAAACCTTTAGGGATGGCGGGTAATTCTGCCATCCCTTAAACAATAACTAAAGGAGCTTTACCATGGCTAAAGTAGACAAGAAAGAAAATATCCCAGCGGAAAAAGAAGCGCAACCTAAAGAGCAGGAAAAAAAGGTAGAGGCAAAAGCCCCAGTGAAGGCAGAGCCCAAGTCCATTTTATTGCTTAATCGTTCGCGCCGGTCGTTTTACATCAAGGCAAAGGATCTTATCTCTAGCAGCATCCCGGTAAAGCTTGATAGCTCTAAGCACGGCATGGCGGTGATACCTTCCGAAGCTACGGTGAACGTTACGGCTGGATGCGGTAAAACTCTTGCCCGGCTTTACAAGAAAGATTTTTTAAACCTTACGGAACAGGTTAAAAATCAAAAATGAGTTGGACTGCCCCAACGATAGCAGAGTTTAAAGCGTTTTTTGTTAGGGATTTTCCTTATGCGCCATCAGGTGACGAGGGAAATCTTGAGTATATTCTTGACGCTGATATCACAAAAGCTATAGCAGAGGGTCAGATCAATTTCAATGAAGATTTATTCGCGACGGAAGCGCAGGCAACCTTGGCATTTATGTACTTGGCGGCCTGCCTTCTTGTTACGAATATTCTTAATTCATCCAATGGGTTATCAGCGCAAGCAAAATTTGCTATTCAGGCGGCTAGCGTTGACGGCGTAAGCCAGAGCTTTGCTATCCCGGAGGATTTTCTTAAAGATTCTAGTTTCTCGATATATGCCGGTAATGCTTACGGCGTGAAATATTTGTCGTTGGTTATCCCTTTGTGTATTGGGAACATTACGATCACGCAGGGCTATACAACGCCATGATGCAAGTAAAGAAATATGGAACAGTCACCATAAAAAGTGATTTTTCTAAAATTTCTTTGATTCAAAGATCGCTGTTAAAGAAGCATTGCGCCCAAGTCGGGATCATTGGCAAGGATGGCGCGCGTAAAAAAGGCGCCAGAACAAATATAGAGATCGGCGCAGGGCATGAATTTGGCGAAGGTAAAGCGCCGAAACGTTCTTTTTTAAAGATGCCGTTAGAAACAAAACTACCGGAAAAGAGCAACAAGATAAACCGGCTGTTAATGAACGGCATAAAAAATGATTCTATTTTGAATGCATTTTTCAAGATTGGCGTCATTGGTCGCAACATAGTGATGGAAGCCTTTGCTAGCGGTGGTTTTGGTAAATGGGCGCCAATAAGCGATCGCTTGATGTTAAAAAAAGGCAGGCGCGGAGGAATATTAGTTGATACACAACAATTGATGGAGTCAGTAACTAGCAGGGCAAAATGATAACAAACGCAAAAGATAAATTAATCAGCAGTTCACCGGCGTTGCCAAACGTATCGGGAGCGATAAACCTATTTTTACAAAAGGTTACGCTTAAGACTTTGGTTAAAGAACAGGTTGAAGGTAGGACGCAAGAAACATCAGAAAAAACATTCTTCAACGTTTTAGCCGCAAAGCAACCGTATAAACCTCAAGAGACCGATATCAAAGAAGAAGGTCAACGCGCTTGGAAATGGTTCCGCATACGTGTTTCTGTCGATTTAGGTGTTAAGATCGACGACATAATTGTTTTACGTGAAGTCAATTATCGCGTTATGAGCATATCGGACGCGCGCGAATATGGATCAGTAAATTATATAGTTTGCGAGGCATTCCAATGACCAGAAAAGATATAACAACTCTCGACATTATACGCAATATTTTAATTGCGGAAGTTTTTATTGACGGCGGTCATATTGATGAAAAGCGCGTTAATATCTATAACCAAAAGTTTGAGATGCCTACCGATGACAACCTTTTTATCACCTTAAGCACAGATGGCCAAAAGGTCAAATCTAATCCACAGGCGAATACAGAGGTAAGCACAGAAACCGAAACTTTAGACCAATATATTGAAACCATAAAAGTATTGATGCAAGAGCCGGTGACTATATCGCTTTTATCACGTAATGAGGACGCTTTAAAGGCCATCCCGGACGTGATCGCGGCAATGGCTTCAACATACGCACAACAGGTTCAAGAGAAATGCTCTATTAAGATCGCTAGACTGCCAGCCGAGCCAGTAAAAAACCTTTCTTCCGTTGAAGCTACTGCCCGGCTGTTTAGATTCGACATAACTTTTAACGTAGATACTTGGTACAAAATACAAAAAAATGTTGATTATTACGATACTTTTCTTGCCAAGCTTGCCGTTGCTCAAGGCACGAAAGTTGAATATAGGGGTATAAATTCAACGGTTGAAGATGGGGAAGTAGATCCAGATGAATTATAAGGAGGATTAATATTATGCTTACAGCAGACAATGTGATTATCGTTTCCGTTTCGCAAACACCTACACTTTTGGGCGAAAAGAATATGTCTACGCTGATGATGCTTACGGATGAAACACCGGCGGTAAGTATTACCAATTATGGCGTGTATTTATCACCCAGCCAAGTTAAAACTGATTGGGGAATAAATAGCAAGGTTTATAAAATGGCCCAAGCGGTATTTGCGCAAAGCCCTAATCTTTTGGCGGGTGGCGGTCAGCTTTATATTGCGCCGATGCTTACTTTGGCGGCCGGAGCGATCAACACGTTTTCAATTTATAATGCCGGTTCAGGATATGCCGTCAATGATGTTTTGACAGTGGTCCAAGAGGGCGGTAGCTTAGGCACACTTACCGTGACAGAAGTATCAAGCGAAGGTCAGATATTGGCGGCTACGCTCACCACTGCAGGGTCAGGATATGCCGCAGCAACAGACTTAGCGACAACGGTAGCACCTTCAGGCGGTACGGCTGCAACCATTAACATTTTAACCGTAGGAACAGGCGCGGAAAGTGTAGCAGCGGCGGTTACGCGCTTAGCGGCTTTGGTTTATTTCCATGGCGTTGTGAGCGCGGCTACTATTGCCAACACAGATATGGCAGCCTTAGCCACATCGATACAGGCAGAATACCTTAAATTGATGTTCTTATGCTCATCCACGTACGGTGATGTTGCCGGTGCATTTACAACCATTAAAGCGGCAGAAAACAAAAAAACACGGTGTTTGTATTATAACGGTACAGCCGAGGAATGCCGGTACTTAGTGGCTGGGTACGCCTCAAGGTTGCTTGCCATGAACACAGACGGAAGCAATACGGCTTTAACCATGAATTTAAAGGTCATTACGGGCCTTACGTATGACGATACCTTAACACAGTCCCAAGTAACCGCATGCAAGACCGCCGGAGTAGATGTTTACGCGAATATCGAGGGTTTATCCGGTATTTTATGCGGTGACGGCAATGATTACTCTGATAGCCAGTTTTTAATTAATTGGTTCCAAGGGGCGTTGCAGACAGCCGGATTCAACGCTTTGCGCCGTGTTGGTACTAAAGTACCGCAGACAGAAGCGGGAGTTTCTATTTTTAAGACAGCTTTACGCCGGGTATGTGATCAAGCCGTAAGAATGGGCTTCTTAGGCACGGGCATTGAATGGCAGGGCGGCGAGTGGTTCGGCGATCAGGAAGTAATGGCGGCCCATATGGTAGAGCTAGGCTACTACATTTACAGCACGCCGGTCAATTCGCAGTCATCGGAAGATAGAATCGCCCGGGAATGTCCAGTGATACAGATAGCGTCGCAGCAGGCAGGTGCTTTACACAGCGGCACAATATTGGTTAACGTCGTAGCATAAGGAGCATTAAAATGTCAAAAATAACAGCAATCACAGGCAGTGACGTATTCAAGGTCAACGATAGGATCTTGGCAGATTTCTTTGATGGGGAGTGTGTGAAGATCGACCCGCCTAACGATCTGACCAGCGTTAAAGTCGGGAAAAACGGTAATGCGATTATCGGCGTGAACAATAACGGCAAGCAACAGCTCGTAACGTTGCGCCTTATCCGGGGAAGTGCTGATGATAAGTTTTTAAACGGCGAGCGCAATAAGTTTTTAAACGATCCATCGGCTTACGTTTTGCTTACCGGAGAATACACTAAAAACACCGGTGACGGAAAGGGCAATCTATCACAAGAGGTTTATCTGCTTATCAACGGTATTTTTAAGAAAGCTTCAGGCGGTCACGAAAACGCAGACGGAGAAACCGAGCAGGGCGTTGTCGTTTATGAAATAACATTCTGTTTTGGTGGGAGGTCAGTCTAATGTCAGTGTCTAAGCAATTACCCAGCGGGGCAACTCTTGAGATGACTATGGCGGGCCTTGAGGATGCTAACGATCTTCTTGAAGCAACTATGCGCGAGCTAGAGAGTGTAGCCTTGCGCCTAGGTATCAAAGTTCAAGACGGTCAAGATTTAATAGTTTCGTTATTTTCTGGGGAATTAGGCGAAGAGGCTATTGATACCCTTAAAAACATACTAGCGCGGCTTATCGCATCAAAAGAAGTCAAGGCGGCGCTATGGAAGTGCGCGCGCCGGACAACGCTTGATCGTGTATTGGTAACAATAGATCTGTTTGAAGATGAAGAAAAGAGGGTCGATTACTTACCAATGCTTAAAGAAGTATTGGTATTTAATCTAAGCCCTTTTATCAAAAGCCTAAAATATTTGTTGTCGGGGCTGTCAAAAGCAACAGTTTAATCCGCCCTAGGATCAAAGATAATTTAGGTTTTGCTAAGTCGGCGGCGTTAAGGCTATCGAAAGCCGGTTATGGTACGCCGAGTGATATTTTAGATATGCGTGTTGATATGGCGATCGATGCCTTGCATTATGAAAAGTTTTTGATTGATTACGAAACAAAAAGCAGGGAACTAAACAAATGAAAATAAGCGAATTGCTTGTTGAGATAGGATTTGTCAGCGATAAGACCAAGCTTGATGATTTTGTTGGCTCTTTAGGCAAGCTTAACATGACTTCGATCGCTGCCGCTTTAGGGTTCGGAACATTAGCCGCCGTTTTGACTGAAACCGCAAAACAAAGCATGGAAGCGGCCCATAACGTAAAAACTCTATCAGAAGTAACCGGCGTTGATGCTTCTAAGCTTGATAAATATACCACCGTTTTAGGTAAAGTAGGGATAGGGGCTAAAGAAGCCCATGCCGCCTTGAAAGGTTTATTTAAGCTTACTCGTGACGCAATAATGGGTGACTCTAAGTCAAAAGAGATATTTTATAGTCTTAACGTTGATCCGCGCAGCGTTAAAGACCCCACTGATCTTTTAGGCAAAATACAGGAAAAAATAAAAGATAAGACTTTAAGCGTACAAACACGCACAAAGCTTTCAGAAATGGCAGGCATCGGGGACGATACATTTTATGCTTTAGAACGAATAAAAACGCTTAAAGAAGAGATAAGCCATGCTTGGGCCATGAGTAACGATGAGATAGCAAATTTGCAAAAAGCGAAGGATATTGGTTCTGTAATATTAACAAACATCGGTACAGGATGGAATAAATTTTGGGGCGGTTTAGTGCCTAATTTATCGCAGAACATGACAATGCAAAGAACAATAGCACCGTATGTTTTGGGTCCTGGACTTAGTTCGATTACTTCATCTTATCTGGACCACAATATAATTGGAACGCTTAAATCGATGATGAGCGGCAATAAAAACATAACAGTTAACAACCACATCAACGTCGAAAACAAAGACGCGCGCGATATCGCCGAAGAGATAAAAAAACAGTTTGATCGCTCTTTATCGGACGCTGACAGGCAAAGCGTAACGGTGGATTAATGAATTTACAAGGGCTGATAAACACAATAAATCCGGCGCAGATATCCAACGTAATCAATAATACGTTGAATAATTTTATCATTCGCCCGATATTGGGTAACTCATCGGCAAGCGGCATTATGGGTTTTAAGTTTACCGTTACCGGTGACGAAGAAGAAACGCACGAAATAGATATTACCGATAATTACGTTGAAAGCAATATCAGCGCGCAGGATAACGCCGCGCTTAAACCATTGCGCTTTACCGTTAAAGGTTACGTAGGCGAGATATTTTATAACGGTCAGAGCAGTCTTGACGCGGCTCTTAGCACCTTAGTAGGTTTGATCTCTATGAGTGGATTGTCCCCGTCTTTTTCCGTTAAATCCACGCAGACAATGGCGAAGATGTCCAGTACCTACAATAAAATAAATAATGTTTTAGGTGCCGCCCAAAGCGTTTATGATCTTATAACTTCATCCACGGTAGCACAAAGCGAGCAGCAGAAAGCCTATAACCATTTTGTTGGATTGGCACGATCTCGCCAAGCCTGTGTTGTCGAAACACCTTGGAATATATTAAACAATATGATGATTGAGCGTTTAGGTATTTTACAGCGCGACGATAACAAATATATCTCTGAATTTACGGTTACTTTCAAGCAGGTGAATATTGTAGGTGAGAATTTAGGCAACCCGGTAGCTTCTGGCCGTGCAGCGAATATGCTTTCAAGTTTTATTAGCAAAGGTATTACCGCCGGAGCAAAAGTATCAAGCGTGGGCGCAACGTTAAAAGGCGGTTGGGGATGAGATTAATAGAGGGCATCAATGATTATGCAAAACAAAAAATTTCGATAGCTCTTGACGACAATACCCGCGTTGATTTGTCGCTATGGTATTCAGAAACTCAAAAAGGGTGGTTCTACACATTTTCATATGGAAATAAGACTTACGGCGGCCGGCGCATTGTCAACAGCCCTAATATGCTTAGAGCCTTTCGCAATGTTTTGCCTTTTGGCTTGGCATGTTCAGTATCAGACGGACAAGAGCCGGTATTTTTAAATGATTTTTCCGAGGAAAGGGCGAAGCTTTACATTCTGCCCAGCGCGGCGGCAGTCCAAGAAGTTGAGGACTTCATAAATGCGTAAATTTGGGCGTAAGTTTATTTTAACGACTAAAGACAAGGACGGTAACGATGTTATCATCCAAAGCCCTTTAACGCTTCAATTCGCCGTAAAAAGATTTGCTTACCCGGCTTTGGCTACTGCAACCTTTACGGTATTAAACATAAACGAGGAAAAGAGAGGGTTACTATATCGCGATTCTTACCAAAATCAAACATCAGCTATGCCAGCGATCAGCGTAGCCGCTGGATATGGTGAAGATATGAAAACTTTACCATATATTTTTATCGGTAATGTTAAGGCGTGTACTTGTTACCGGCGAGAGGGTGCTGTCGATTATATTACAGAATTTGAGTGTTTAGGCTCAAGCTGGGCGGTCCAGAAAGCCACTTCTCAATGGTCGACTAAAGCAGGGGAAACTAAAGATAATACTATATTACGCCTTATTGACGACATGGTTAAGGCTGATGGATCTCTTTCAAGAGGGGCTATAAGATTATACGGTGAAGATGGATATCCGCGCGGGGCATCATTCAACGGCAATAGTTACGACTATCTAAAACGCGAAACCGAGGATAAATGCTTCATAGACAATGGCGTTATTCATGTCATGGACGACAAAGACGAGGCCTATGAAGGAATTTTGACAAAAATATCTTCAGCCAACGGGTTGCTTTCTACCCCGATAAAAAAAGATAACTTTCTTCATGTTGACATGTTGTTTGAGCCGTCAATATCTGTTGGTCAAAAGATTGCCCTAGAAAGCACGTCATACCCTTATTTTAACTCTGATTACAAGGTTATGGGCGTAGAGCATACCGGAATAATAAGCGATAGCGTAGGCGGTCAATGTAAGACTTTATTGACTTTGTGGGGCAATAACCTTTTAACCCTGTTGCAATTAAATAAAAAATGAAAAACAGATTAATCGAAGCGGATTTAAAAACTATTTTAGATGACCTAAAAAATCAAGTCAAAGCAGAGATGCACTGCGCTTGCCCTGGTAGGGTAGAAAGTTTTGACTCTGCTAACCAAACGGCAACGGTATCTTTATCAGTTAAAAAAGTAATGCGCGGCGGTATTACTTTTGAATATCCAACAGTCCAAAATTGCCCGGTTATGTTTTTAACAGGAGGATCAAGCCGCATAACAATGCCCATAACTGCCGGTGATCCTTGCTTACTTATATTTTGCGATCGTGAAATTGATACATGGTGGTCAACTGAAGTAACCAGCGCGCCGAAGCATAAGCGCAAACATGATTTTGTGGATTGCATTGCCATAGTCGGAATTAAATCTCAATTAAGTAAGGTCAGCGATTACAACACATCTGGGCCAGAGATACGCCAAGGCACGGCCCGTGTGTCGGTTGAGGACAAAATACGGATAGAGGTAGCCACGGTAACACTTAAGGCCGCGCTTGATGATCTATGCACAGCATTGACTTCTTGGGTTGATACCGGCGGTCAATCGCCAAACGTGGCTACGGTGGCGGCGATAAATGCGTTTAAAACTAAAATGGGCGGTATTTTATTATGAGTAACACCATGATTGTAAGATCGCTTGATGGTTCGCATGATTGGAATTTTGGTAAGGGTAAACAATCCTATCTAACAGAAGCTAACGCGATCGCTCAGTGCATACAAACACGACTTTTATCTTTTGTCAATAACTGCTGGTTCGATGTTGACGCCGGCATAGATTGGTTACGCCTTTTAGGTTCACGCGGCGTAAAAGACGAGATTATGTATAACTGTAAGAAGGCAATTCTTGGCACCTTTGGCGTTACCAAGATAACTAGTTTCGATATTACCTTAAACGGCAGAAACGCAATAATTAATTTTTCTGTGGAAACAATATATACCCAAAACGCAAACGGAACGGTGGAGGTTTAATATGGCAAATAAATTAGACGCGAATGGATTAGAAATAAACGAATTAGCAGATATAGTCACCGCGATTACGGACGGAACTTTAGACGCTCCCGGGCTAAAAATGATATACGGCTCAGATATAAATGTTGATAGCGACACACCGGACGGCCAACAAATCAACATCTTTGCTCTTATTGTCCGTGATTTGCTTGAGCTATTGGAGCAGGTATACACCGCTAAAGACCCAGACCAGGCAATCGGGCAAGATCTTGACGCAGGAGCGCAATATTGCGGCATCACGCGTGTTGCAGGTACTTATTCTACCGTATCAGTTACGGTAACTGCCGATAGAACAGTGGCACTTTACGGCTTAGATGATTTGGATAATTCACCTTTTACAATTTCTGATGATGAGGGCAATAAATGGGATTTGATAACTTCTGTGTCGGCTTCATCTGGCGCAAATACTCTTACATTCCAAGCCCAAGAGTTAGGAGCTGTTACAGCTCTAGCAAGTACTTTAGTAAATATTGATACCCCTACGCTTGGCATCACCGCTGTTACTAATGCGGCGGCCGCTACTGCCGGAGTGGATGAAGAGAGCGATGCTGATTTTCGTATACGCCGGCAAAAAGCAATCGCTACACCAGGTCAAGGAAATTTCGCCAATCTTTATAGTGGTTTATCTTCGGTAATTGGCATAACCGATTTTGCTGTTTATGAAAATAATACTGCTGGCACGGTTGATGGAATACCGGCACATGGAATTTGGGTTATTGCAGAAGGTGGAACGGACGCAGATATCGCCGATATAATTTATAAATATCGCGGCGGTGGTCAACCCATGACGGGTAGCGAAGATGTTGATATCACCCAAATTGACGGTTCAACTTTTACAGTATTATTTGATCGAGCGGTAGAAGAAAGATTATATCTAAATTTAACCGTAGCGCATTTAACCGGAACTCTCGACGACGATGCGTTAAAAGCATATATTAACGCAAACTATTCCCCGCTTTTATACGCAAAAGCTAATGTTTCGGATATCATCGCTTTGATCAACGAATATGACGCCAATATCGCCGTGTCAGTTTGCGAGGTTTCGGTAAATAATTCTGATTTTTATAGCAATCTAACACCGTTGAGTAAACAGAATAAATTTAAAATCGCCGTTGCCGATATTGCTGTAACCGAGGTTTAAAATGACCATTGAAGAAGTAAAAAGTTATTATTCAGGATTGTTGATAAAGCAATATCGCTCTAAGCCAAAAGCCATTGCTACGATCAAACTCTTGGCGAACACTGCTTTTGCTGATGGAATAATCTTAAACCTTGCTCGCGCCTTTGATATTGATACTGCCGTTGGCGCTCAACTTGATATCATCGGGCGCATTGTTGGCGTAGAGCGCAATGTTAAAAATTTAGATTTGGGGAAAATATATGTTCAGCTTGCAAGGTACACAGAAACTCCGGCGGGAATAAGATTTGGAAAATATACCGATGCAACCTATGTAAGCGGCAGAATGTCGCACTATTACATAAATTCGTTTTACACATTGAGTGATTTTCAGATGAGATATTTAATTAAAATTAAGATAATTCAGAATTGCACGAACATGACTACCAAGTATTTGACTGAAGCATTATATGCAGTTTTTGAAGATAATATAACGATTACAGACAACAAAGACATGACAATGGATATTGATGTTGCTGCCGGGTGGCGCGACATTTACGATATCGCCGATTATGTGGGTGCTTGGCCGTACCCCATGGGTGTAACGCGGGTTGTGAATTATGCGTAAATTAAGCATACTTAAAAGAGGTAAACAATGTCAAAAATAACAAGAGTATTACAAAAGTTGTTCGGCGATTCCGGCCCATCTTCTGATTTTGGCGTTTTTGGCTCTAAAGCTGCCGGTAATCCGACTTACAGTAAAGATCCTGCTACGATTCAAGCAGAAACGGAATTCAGCGAAGGTCTGGGTGGCGCAGTTTTCGGCACGGATGAAGTTACAGAGATCGAGGACTTAAACGCTCTTTTCCTTTTGCTTTTTAGACAGCTTGCTTATATTTTTCAGTCTGGCATACCAGAATATGAGGGAGGGACAACGTATTACATTGGAAGTTTTTGTCAAGTAGCGGGGGTTATTTACAAATCATTGATCGATGATAACACTGGCAACGCTCCGGCTTCAAACCCTGCAAAATGGACAAATCCATTAGCGGATTTTGTAGGCTTAGTAGGTAATGAAACCGTAGCCGGAGTTAAAACATTTTCTTCTTTTCCTGTAACCCCATCTTCGGCGCCGACTACTAATTACCAAGTAGCGAATAAAAAATATGTTGACGATAAGGTAGCCGCAGTACCGGCACAAGTGGGTCTTGGCGCATGGTCCGCAAGGAGCGGAGGTACTCAGTATACCGAAGCCACCGATGGGTTTGTGGTAGGTTCATGGGTATTCAATTCTAATACGGGCGGGGATAACCAATCGGCAACAATGCAATCGCCTACCGGAACAGTAAGAATACAATTTGGCACTACGTTAGAAAGTAATAATGTTATTCATTTTCCTTTTTGCTGCCCGGTAAAAAAAGGCAATACTTGGAAATTTGTTAACTCTGGCGGTTCGTTGTCTTATTGTTATTTTATACCGTTGGGGTCGTAATGGAATTTGACAATAAACCAATAAACTTAACTATCTTTATCGAGGCAGGTTTCAATCAATCGATCTCCTACATTGATGATGATGGGGCGGTCATCGACTTATCGGGATATACCGCCAAGATGGATATCCGCAAAACTCGTAATAGCGAAGAGGCGGTTGTATCGATCGACACCGATGAGGGGATAACAATAACGGGGTCAACCGGAAAAATAGACATTGCTATTACGCCGGATATGCTCGCAGAGGTCGAAGAAGGTAATTACGTTTATGATTTATTTTTGATTACTGGTGGAGTGCCTGAATCATCACCGGTAATTTTCGGTAATATTTTGATCGCTCATTCAGTGACTAAGGGCATGGTGGCATAAGTGGTAAACACGATAATTGTTAAAAAATATTCCCCGGATATAGTTGTCAAAAAATCATCCGGTTTATCTTTGAATAGAATAACTCAAACGATAGTGGTAAAAACGATAATATCGGCGCGTATTATGGATGAAAGCTTTACTGCGACAGATGGACAAACGGTATTCACTTTAACGAAAGTTACCCCTAAAAAAATTATATGCGTATTTGTTAACGGCGTAAGCCAAAGCTTGGCAAAAGGCGATTACTCTGTTTTAGGAAAAATAATAACTCTTTCAAGCGGAGTGGGTTTAGGCGATGCGGTAACTGCGGTGTATCAATACTAAAATGAAAAAAATTATAGCATTATTATTGTTGTTTTTATTCATCAACGTTTATTCTTGGGCAGGCACTCAAGTCCCCGCAAAAGATGTTTCAGTAAATACTGCTAATTTCTCTAACAATTTTAACTCTAACGACAACAGCGTACAAAAAGTTTTGGATAAAGTTGATGATTTTAGTCTTGCCGATTTTGAAGGTACCCTTGACGATATAAGTGCCGGATCAACTAATATACATTTAACAACAGCCTTGAAATCTACATACGATAACGCCGTAATCAACGCCACAACCGCTTTATCTTATGGTAATTTTTCGGCATGGGATAAGGATTACGCGGATTTATCAAACGCTCCGACAATACCGCCAGATTACGGCAATCACGCTAATCAGGGATATTTGGTAGCAGCTTCAGGGAATGCGCTTTACCTTGGTATAGGGAACAAAGCTGCCGATTCTGATTTTCTTGACGGACACGATACGTCATATTTCCAGGTGGCGGGAAATTACATTGATACATCTAACGCTAATTTGTCGACAGCTTATTTGCATAGCCAATTAACAACCGGCAATCCGCACAATGTGACCGCTACCGACGTAGGGCTGGGTGCGGTAGAAAACGCGGCGGCTTCTGGTTTATATTTGCCTATCAATGGTAACGCGGCAAACAG